AGAGTATAATTTTTTTTACCAGCGAAATCAATTCCCCCATCGCGGCGTAACACTTTGTACACATTACTTAATACTTAATTAAAATATTATATCTTACCAATTCATATGTGAACAGTATAATATAACCATCACGAAGGTGATAGAAAGGTGGTTATGGAGATGTTAAAGGTTAAAACATGGGAAGAGTTGGAAAAGGGGGTTAATAGTATGCTAGAAGAATGTAATATTGTACAAATAAGGACAGATGGAGAATATGTATTAATCACCGATGATATTGATGTAAATTCTGAATGTGGGGTATTAATATTCACTTCTCAGCTCGAGACTAATCTTAGAAGTGAGATTGGGAGTCACATTAGGAGAAATCTAGTTCTTAAGCGTGATATTATTGGATTAATTACTATGCTTATTATTCTTGAGAGTAATATATAGGGGGTGATAATGTGATTAAAGAGGTGCACACATGGCACCAAGTTATGAGGGAGGTTAATAAGATTGTTCGTGCAGGGAAACCAGCATATATAGTATTGAATGGGTTTTCCGTAGTGGTAGAAGATTTTCCGGGTGCTGATATAGATACAATAATTGTATATACCACTATTGTAAGTAAAAGAGAATTAAAGTCTGATGTGCTTGACCATCTAGCCAGAGCATATCTTATCTGCAATATTGGGCGTGTTTACTTGATATTAACTATGCTGGCATTAATAGAACAGTGGGAGGGTGACAAATGGGATTAACAATGTGTGATAAAGTAAATAATATTTTAAGGAAATACAAATATGCATTTATTGTGTGTGAAAACACTAAAATCAAAGTGGTGAGTAGAGTTTTAAAATATAGTATAGAGCTACTTGTAATTGAGAATAGATTTGATTATGAGGCGGTATTAGGTCATATTATCGAAAATATTAAAGCGCACCCTTTAGAGTATCCAAGGTTGTACAATATAATTCATAAGGAGCTTGATGAATACAATGAGAAGCAAAAGAAATTAGGAGAGGATGTAGAATATGATGAGTAGGGCGCGTAAGTTGTGTGAAGAGCTTAACAAATGTGTTTTGGAGGAAGGGAGGGCATATCTTATACACACATTTAGTAATGGTCTCCGCGTAACTTCTAATATCGAAAAGAATGAAATGGTCATATTAGGCATATATGATGTTGTAACTGAGGATATTGTGTTAGACCACATATTAATGCTGTGGGAAGATGAAATGGAGTGTTTTTGTGAGAAAAAGGTTCCTAGATATCTATGGAAAATACGAGCCAAATTATGGGGTGATTATAATGTTAATTGACACACAGAAATTTTTGCGTTATGTTAAGATTCAGGACTCATACGATGCTATGGTTGTGTGGCGTTGGATTGAGAGGTATACTAATTATGTTAATAAGCAATCTGAGGGTGATATAAGGAGGTGGAATGATGAAGGTAATAAGGATACCAATAACAGGAGACGGGGCAGATACTCTATATGATCAGATTAATCGTGAGTATAGGAAGCATCACATATCCATATCAATACACAACGATCACATACAGATGGTTATATATAGTGATCTGGATGAATGTGATATTGAATATGATGAGGAGATTGCTTATATTAGCGTAACAGGAGGAGGTATGATAGTAGTAAATATAATGGGAGGGTGTTGGAAAGAGGCATATGAGATTATAATATTAATATTTCAATTAATTCAAAAATTAGAGGAGGAAAATAATTATGGAAATCAAGGGTAAAATGTATGTAAGAGCTAATAAGTGGCATGATAAGTGGCTGTATAGTACTAGTGTCCCGGACGAAGGTGATCAGAAGTGTACGTACCTAAACGTAGATTTTACAAAGAACGCAAGAGCAAAAATTAAAGAATTAGGCTTAGCGGCCAATGACAAGAACACAATTGAAATTGACGTTACCTGGGCATGGCTTAAGGCATACAACGGAAAAGTGCGTATTGTAATTCACGATCTTGAAAAAGTTAAAGGAGATAAAGACAAACACCCGAATGAGTATGAGGAATCGTAAGATGAGTGCCTGTTCTGACATGCCTAAGCAATACAGTGCGAGCTATAGTGCAAAGGTTGTAACCAAGCTTCTGAAAGAATATACAAATGTAGATCGTAAGTTGTTCTATAAGAATGCAAAAGCACTTAATATGACCAAGCAGGAGCAGGCATACTATTTGCAGGCGCTAAAGATCCAGCATCAGCAGACTGTGCAACGTGAACAATTAATTCGTGATGTATTATTGCGCTCCACTCCCCGAACAGGGGAGTTGGGGCCAGACGGGAGAATTAGAGAAGATGTTGTCAGGCAATTGCTTGCGGAGGCTGAATACTATGCTATGGAATGGCTTCCATCCACACCAAAAGGTATGGATGAATACAGACCAATTACTAAGTATGACACTGAGCATTCCACCAAGGAGGTGTTATTAGAACGTGTACTGAGTATCATACAAACTGATCGATGGGAATCAAGAATAGATGAGTATCGGAGGCGATATCTGATAGCACTTAAGTCAGAATTTTCTGGGAGGGAGGATCTATATAATGAGCTCAGGGATATCATAAACGATATGACATGGCAGGAATGGCTTATATTTAGCACTCGCATGGAGGGAAGAATAGGTTATAGATATGAAGTAATGCGCAGGTATGAAGCCTTAAAAAGGTTAAATGTGAGGGATAACACCTCAATGGAAAGTGAGGAATACGACAAGCTAATAGCTCAACTCAAAGAGATTAGAGGAGGATTTCGTGAATGAGTGGGTATACGATTGTGAGACTTCTCATAGTGGGGATAGGTATTATGTTTGGTTGTGGTGTGGTGTAGAGGTTGGGGGAAGTGGAAGGTTAAGTGGCGGAGATATCGAATCTATGATGGATTCATTATCTAATCAAGAGGAGCACACCAGAGTATTATACCATAATTTAAAGTTTGATGGGAGTTATATCATTAATTGGTTGCTTAATAATAAGTATAGGCACACAATGAACAAAAACCCGCAAAAGGGTGAATTTAGAGTGTTGATAAGTGAAGATAGGATTTTATATGAGATTAAAATCCGATTCAAGAATGGTAGACTTATTACAATATGGGATAGTTACAAAATACTCCCGAACAGTGTATCTGACCTTGCAAAGGCTCTTGGTTTGGAAGAGGGGAAACTATCTATAGACCACACTCTTGTGAGAAAGCCAGGATCTGCGACAGAAGAAGAGATAAGATATTGCTTTCGGGACTGCGAAATTGTAGCAAGGGGGATAGAAATGGCAAGATCAGACGGGCTTATAAAAATGACGATAGGATCTTCATCGTTAAATAAGTATAAGCAATCAATAGGTGGGGAAGGAACATTTCGGGCGCTATTTCCGGCACTAGATTATGATGTTGACAGTTATCTGCGAAAAGCATACCGAGGTGGATTTGTGTATGTTCACCCGGATCGTAAAAAACGTGAAGTGGGTGCGGGTATTGTATTGGATTATAACTCTATGTTTCCGTGGGCAATGCGATATAACCCTATGCCATATGGCAGGCCTGAATATCACAGTGGAAAACCTGTATCCGGAATGTGGGTTGCACGGCTACATATAGGGCATGCAAAATTAAAGCGGAATCATATCCCGTGTATCCAAATCAAGCACTCAAGATGGAATGATACTGAATACCTGGAAGAGCTTGAAGACGCTCAGTTAGTCATTACTAACATAGACTGGGAATTAATAACTGAACAATATGATCTGTGGGATGTAAGTTATTATGACTACTATCAATTTCATTCTGCCGTAGGCATGTTTGATGAATACATCGATCGATTGTATAAAGTCAAGTGTGACAGTACAGGGGCGATAAGGTATCTTACAAAGATAGAGCTTAACAGTTTTTATGGCAAATTCGGAACCAATCCTGTTCAGGTGAGTCTGGAGCCATATATAGACGGAGTTCTTAATTTTCGAAAATGCCAGGAACGTATTACAGAGGGTGTATATTGTCCGGTAGCAATATATACAACAGCATATGCAAGGCAGAAAATCATCAGAGAAGCGCAAAAGCTGTACTACCGATTACTATATATAGACACGGATTCACTCCACTTGCTAGAGGATGATATTACCGGACTTGATGTTGATCCGAAACGCCTTGGCGCACTGAAGCTGGAAAGTAAATTTGTCCGGGCAAAATACATCAGGCCGAAATGCTATATTGAGGATGAAGGCGGACGTCTGAATGTGAAGTGTGCGGGTATGCCGGAGGCTGTAAAGCAGGCTATTACATTTGACCAATTCAGACCGGGAGCTTCTTTCCCCGGGAAGTTGATGCGAAAGGAAATGAAAGGTGGTACTGCACTTATAGAGACCACATTTACGATACTTGACGATGAATAATAATTATAGTATTATTAATTATGATTATGAAAGGGGGTGTATACCTCATGGAAATTGTTGATATTGTAAAATCATTCGTTGAGTATGGAATATTTGCGGCACTGTTTGTGTACCTTTTTTTGAAAACTCAGAAGGATTACAAGGAGCGCGAGGACAGCTACATTACAGTAATATCGGAATATGGTGAGCAGCTGGCCAATAACACACAAACGCTCGAAAAAGTGTGCGAGACATTGGAAGATATTAAGGAGGAATTAAAAAAATGATGTCATCGGAATTTGTGGCTGCGGCATTGAAAGCCGCAGGTGAAAAGACGTGCTATGCTCTTGGTATGTGGGGACAGAAAATAGAAGACGGAATTGTCGAGCAGAAAACAAAGCAATATCCGGACTGGTATGGGCGTAATGCCTCCAAGCTGGTATACGGTGCATATGGATTTGACTGCATCTGTTTTGTGAAAGCATTGCTTTGGGGGTGGGAGCCCGGAAAATCGGCCACGTATGAGGCTAACGGCGTGCCCGACGTTACTGAAAGTACAATGCTCGGATACTGTGATAATGTATCCACAGACATGGAAGATATTCTTAATGGTGAATATCTCTGGAAGGATGGGCACTGTGGCATCTATCATGATGGAACAGTCATTGAATGCACGACTTCAGGGGCACGTAATGTACAGATCAACCCATTCGATAAGACAGAATGGAAGAAGCATGGCATGCTTACATGGATTGATTATAGTGATGCTGTTGTACCCCCGTCCGACAGTGAGACTGCGAAAGCGATCATCAACAACATACGTTCCCAGTTGGACGATTTGGAGCACTTGGTATGAATCTGGGATTCAGAGTCGGAAACTATATCTTGACGGATGACGGGGAAGTAACATATATTATGGATATGGGGGGTGAGAGAAGTGACACAGGAAGAGCTGGAGCAGGAAATCCTGCGCCTTACGGAAGAACTCAATACAACGAAAACAGAACTGGATACGGAGCGCGCACAACATTCTACGACAAAGGCTTTGCTGGACGAAAGCCGATCCAATAACCAGAAGCTAATTAGCTTGATAAAATATGAAGAGCCGGAGAAACCAAAAGAGCATGAAGAGGAAGAGCTGGATTATGCAGCCCGGATCGCTAAACACATTGAGGAGGTTTATAAATAATGGCTTTTACGACAATTGATATTTTGAATGATATTCGTACAGCAGGAGGTTATGCAGCTCGGATTCCGTTGATTGACCAGGAGAATCTGGCGAATATTTCGCATATGATTCCGAATGACATGATTAACGATTATATGAATACGATCACGAATCAGGTCGCAAATACCAGAATTCGTTCAGCATGGTTTGACCGATCCGAGAACCCATTTTCGAGGTTCTATAAGGAGAATATGCCTGCCGGTCTCACGATGCGCGAGCTGTATGTAGATTACATTGAAGGCTATCCAATTCCTGATGAGGGTACGGAGCGAGGTGAATTCGGCAAGGTTCTGCCCAACATATCTGAGGCATACTATACAATCAATTTCAACATGCAGTGGAAGATCACGCGCACGCTTCAGAGAATTCGAGAAGCATTCCGCAGCGTAAGTGAGATTGAAAGTCTAAACAATGAAATTGCTGCGTCTCTTGCCGCGTCGTCCCTGTATGATAATATGCTTGCAGACTGTCAGGTGCTGGGCACCATGCTCTATCAGGGTGGTCTGGTATATCAGGAGGTTGATCCGCTTACGGATGAGGCATCCATTCAGGTGTTCATGAACACATTCAAGAACACAAAGGATTACATGAACTTCTGGACGCGTAATTATAATGCACTCAAATTCTTAATGCGGACACCTAAGGAGCGCATGGTATTTATTACGACACCAGAGGTTATGAACACAATCACAATCGACTGGCTGGCCGGAATTTTCAATGTGGACCGCGTTGAGATGGATACACGAATCATTCTGGTTCCTAAGGAATACGGATTCGGAGGCACAACGGATTCTTCCAATATTATTGGTATTCTGGCGGATGATCGTTTCTTGGAGATTCATAACCAGTTTACCGTATCCAGCGAGCGTTATGTTGATGGCCCTCTGTACTTTAACATGTTCCATTCCGAACAGTGGGCAAAAACATACGGGGTGTTCTTGAATGCTGTAGCCTTTGTATCTACACAGAGAACAGCCGAGATCACTTCCGGCGCCGGTGTCACACTTACCGGAAGTCCTGTTGAGGTCACGCCCGGAGAAGCTAACGTTCAGCTTACAGGTACCTTCCCCGTCGGTGATCAGCTGTATCTGGAGTTCCCGTCCGAAGAGACAGGTACGTTCTCTTCCGGCTCGCATGCGATCTGCTCGTATATTCCGATTCCGGCCGCTACAGAAGCAGAATCCTATACGCTGCCCGCTGCGCCCTGGAAGTCGTGCAATATTACCAATGCTACGACCTATGCAAGAGAGAACCAGACCAATATTAGATACAAGTATTAATGAGGTGATTATATGTCCGCCCTGACCGATGCGCATTCTTCTGTTATAGCATTACATTCTGTGCCGTGGAATGATTATAGCAATGTCCCGTGTTTTAAGACACAGTCGCAGCTTGATTCATACTTCAACGTGAATCAGATAGTACAGTATTCGCAAATGACATATATCCGGAATGATGCAACATATCGTGTTCAGATGGACATTAACACATTTAAGGAAAATCATATTAATTATATGACTTTCGACAACGGATCCGGACGGGAGTACGCTTTCGTCAGGAATCCGCGTTTTGTCGATCTGAACTGTACCGAGTTCGACATCGAAACTGATGTCTGGGTAACGTATATGTTCAAGCATAATGTATCCGGAATAGTGGAGCGCGCACATGTAGATAGATGGGACAGCACTGGTAGGCCTATAATCTATAGGGGAGATTCTAATAATGTGGGCAACATGCGAGTGACTGCCAATGACTATTACGGATCTGATGTTATCTGGTGCTTCATGTATGTTACCGATTGGATACCGGAGTTCACGCCTACAAACAGAGCATACCCGCAAAGGATAGGATCAGCTCCGAACCCTTTTCCGTTGTACATCTTCCCAATTGTAGTGCACTCTAATCCGGAAGGAGCTTATCCATCTGAAATTAATTTCACACCAAATGTACGAATTGGGGCATCGGGAGATATACACGCTTCAGGTATGGGCAATAGTGCAATTTTTGAATCACCTAATATAATATCTATTCAAATGCACCCATTCGTACCGTTTTTATATACAGTCACAGAAATCGAGGGGGAAGAGTGTGTATCAATTAATGATCCATCGTTCGAAGGCACTTTTATAGCATATGGAAATACCATTCCACCTTTTGAAGATCAGGGACTGATCGCGGTCCATTCACTTCCAGACAGATTTAGGAATGCTGTATTATTTGACACGTGGGATTCTCTACCTTCAACGCCTAATCATAATAGCTCTGCATCATATGAATATGAAAGCCGATTATATTATGCTCCATATACTACGATTAAGCTAAATAATTGGTCGTCAACCATGTCACTGAATCCAGCGGACTTTCCATCAGGATCGATTAATGTATCGCTGATATTGGCCTTGGGTGCGGGTGATTACAACGTCAACTGCGTTGTTACCAACTGGACAGAGGATGAATATGGTGTAGAATATCAGATTCCTGACAACACCGTAAAAATGCTTGGCTGGAAAAACGATACCTATCAGACCTACATGCAGATGAATTCAGCTCAAATACAGGCGGCGCATTCAAGAAATACATCTAACCTTATGATGAGCATTGTTTCTAATGCCATATCTATGATAATGGGTGGTATCTCATTGGCAGCTGGTGGAATGTCTGTATCAGCTGTTATGGGGGCAGGAAATGCAGCATCATCTGGAATAATGGGTATTTCAGGTAGTGGTATGGATTATATCAATACTAAAAATGCAATTGATGCCAAGATAACAGACATGAAAAATGCGCCTGATACTGCTTCATTATCTGCCGGTTCCCCCGGATCTATGATTGGAAACATGCGAAATAAAATCACCTGCCAGCACATGCGGGCGCATGATTACGCGCTGGAGCTATACGGAAGTATATTCATGAAGTACGGATATGAGCTCAATATCATGGCCACAAATTTTGACATTCGGTCACGGTACTGGTACAATTTCATTAAATATAAGTCTCCGGTCTGTACCTCTACACAGTGGTTGATTCCTGAGCATAAGACCATGCTGGAACAGATGTATTCTTCCGGCTTCACGGCATGGCACCACACTGCAACCGCGTTCTCGCAATTTGGCAAGTATAATCTTGATAATACGGAGGTGAGTATAGATGGGGCGTAAGCCGATACGTGTGCCAAAGCATACACCAAATACAGACTGTAAAAATGCGATCACCGCAGAGCTATGGGAGCGCCGTCTGGCTATCACAGTGATGCATCATATTGGGTGGGAAGGCCTGGAACAGGATTTTGCGAACCAACTCACATCCAGGCTGATTGAGCGAACACTATATCAATCGGGATATGGTATATTCTTCATGTGGGAAGGTAAGCTTCTGTTCCTGCCCGCAGCCGTGTCCAATGACCTAAATGTGTTCTGGGAGCCAACGGAGTTCTGGCCGATTGGTAATCACCTACCGTTTGAGATCAAGAACACCAAAGAAGACTGCGTCCTCTGCCGTAATAACTCGTTCGGAATGCCTTCCGTAGATATCTGTAGGTACTACGCCAACAAAATCGCGGAGATACAGAGGGCGATGGATGTCAATCTGTTCCAATCCAAAATACAGTTTGCATTCGAGACCTCGTCCGAAAACGAGTTCTCGGTAAAAAACATGATCAACAACGTAGACAAGAACGAGGTGGCCATTCTGGCAAACCGATCGCTCATGAACTCGGTCAACCTGATCAATACCGGATTCCAATACTATATTGATAAGTATACGACCTACAAATCGGATATGATCAACGAGTTCCTGCAAGTGTTCGGCTTCAAGAACATCGATATTCAGAAAAGTGAGCGTCTTACATTGGCAGAAGCTACCAGCTCGGACGAAATCACTTATGACGGATTCTTCGGGGATATGCTGGAAATGAGACAGGAAGCTGCGGATAACGTTAATAAAATGTTCGGAATGCATATCAAGCCCATAATCCGTAACGAGAATTCGATGGAGATTGCAAAGAAACTGGCTGAACTGGATAACCCGAAACCGGCTCAGCCGTTCGGTAACGGAGGCGATAATGATGTACGCTAAGTATACAATGACATTCTACGATACGTTGGAATGGATAGGTGGATGGGATAATGTCGACGCACGTAATCAGATATTCAACAATCTGTACACGGCGAATCAAGCTATATGTACCGTGCTGATGGAAGCGTTCCGCTATCGCGAGATTGGATTCGAGATCGTGGAACGGTTCGTGCATGAGTTCGGAGAGAACTTCACGCGCCTGCTCCCTGAATACGAGATCCGGAAAAAGATGTGGGATGAGCTTGCGTCCGAGACGGAAATGTTGTATAATGAAGGCGGTAAGTATGAGAGGTCTGTAACCGAAACGGAAAATAATACGGGTAAGGAAACAACCACCGGAGAAGATACGAGAAATATTACATCCAGTCAGGACACAACGAATCAGGGCACCAATACTAGCCAAAACGAACAAACGGGCAGCACAACCAATTCCGGCGAAGAAAATGTCGTGCATTCGGATACGCCCGGAAATAATCTGGATTGGTCAAAGAATTACGCTTCAAGTGCTGACAAGACAAATACGGAAAATGAACAATCTACCACGTCTTCCGGAAGTGCTTCCAATACCGTCAACTCGACACAGAATATGACAGGCACTTCTTCCGATACGCTAAATAAATCGGAAAATAGGGATCGCTCAAATAATATGAATCGGGTTCTTGAAGAGAATAGAACCGAAGCTTACTTGAGAGGTAAGTCTAAAGCGGAAATCTATCAAATGTTTACGGCTACTACACCAGAAATATGGTTTACAAAACAGTTTGATAATGTGTTTATGCAGGTGTTTTAATATGGATTTTTGGCTTGGAAATGTGAAATATACAATAGCAGATTGTGATACTAAGACAATTCTTGATTTACTCCGAAAAATTCTGGATAAAGGTGTTAAGATATACTCATCGGAATTAGAAGAACGAATTGAAGCACTGGAAGATATTGCTTCAGATCTTCAATTCGGGCAGGAGTTCCAAGGGATTGGCAAGTATTTCTCTGAAGAATCCCAAACATTCTGGGCGGGTTTACCTCGAGAAACCCCAAACTATTTCGGGGCTTCTGGTGGCGCAGGAAGTGCACAGTCGTATGTATACTCTATAACAAAATATGGTTCGGAAAGTAATGGTGGATATTATTACATTCTCTCTATTAATCCTAATGTCACCACATCTGATCTCCTTGCTTCTAACATTGTTGTGAATATTACACTACCGAATCCGTACGGAACATTACCTTTATATTATATACAGCTACCTAATTCTAATGTACAGATGCCTGAAAACGTAAATTCAATAACAATACCTTCTCCATTCGTTTGTGATGTATCTGCAAATATTACGCAAGATAAGATCGGGAATATTGGATTGACCGGGGGTTATTACTATACAGCTGGCGAATATAAATTATATTTACCTGTAATATACAGAGCTTCTGCATCTGGAAACGGAAAATTTGGATTTATAAAAAATATGGTTGATCTGGATACTAATACCACACAATATGACTTTGGTGGGTTCCCAATCACTTTTACTATATAAGGATGTGATTAAATGTCTTCTGTTCTTAAAACATTACTTGATAATTTGCAGTCGCAGATAACTGAAAATACAACTAATATTGAAACAAATACAACTGATATTACTGAGGCACTTACTCGAATTACTACTGCTGAAAATGATATTACAGAGCTTGGAGATGATCTTAATACAACAAATTCTAATGTGTCAGCAGTTACATCGGAAGTCACTACAGCTAGAGGAAGCTATTCTAATCTGAATGCTCGTTTTGAAAGTGTTGATGATGATCTTGAAGCAGCACAAAATGATGCCGCTGAAGCACTTGGGACGGCAAATACAGCTAATTCCGCAATTAAGACCGCTGCTGGTTCGTTCGATTCACTTGCAGCTAGACTTAATGATATGGATTCGGATATTACCAACGTTACAGCAGACGTGTCCACTAATACGGATGATATTTCAGATATTAATACACAGCTTAATACCGCACGTGGCACTTACCCATCCCTCGCTGATAGATTGACTGCTATGTCTATGTATGATGATGAAATAGAAAACGCAAGAGGAACATTCTCAACATTGGGTGAAAGAATTGATGATGTTAATACTATAGCAAATTCAGCTAATACTACAGCAAATACTGCTATTAACACCACTGCCCTATTACGATTCTCTTCTATTGGAAAATTTATGAATACTACGGCTATGTCCTCTTACAATAAAATGTCAGTAAATAAACCATATTACTTCGACGCAAACGGAAATACTACTTCTCAGGCAAATTCTGTGATTACATTCACAAAATATGGCAATAATCCAATATTTTTTGATATTTCCATATCTAATATTTTAACTGTAACTACTGATGATTTGATAGCTCCCACTTCACCTATCACTATTACAGTACAAGGTTTAATATATAATGTTTATTTTATAATGCTTCCTTATTCCACATTTAACCCGGAAGCTCTTGATACTATTTGTATAATGGAACCATCTCCATTTATCATTACTAATAATCCACAAGCTATTAATGTAGAAAGTATTGGTTCAGTTACAAATACACCAGTATTATCAACTACTGAAGCCGTACGCGCATATATTCCTGTACTTCGCCCTGCTACTAATCCCGGAACAATGTTTAGATTCTTAACTACCGCTATTGATCCTGATACTAATACAGTACAATACTATTTCTCAAATAGTGGATTCGCTTTTGGGTTATGATTGATAACGGAATTTACTGGTCTAAAAGAAAAGCACTTTCGTATTCCGCCCTGTATAATTTTATACAGGGTGGACGTGGTATCGGTAAGACATACTCTATGAAAGAGTGGTGTATATCTGATTTCTTAAAAACTGGTAAAGAGTTTGTTTGGGTAAGAAGATATAAAGAAGAGCTTAGACAAAAATATTTGCTCTCATTTACTGATGATATAGCAGATAAATTCCCGAATCATCACATTACCCTAAAAGGTAAAGAATTATTCATAGACAAGGAAAAGGCTGGAACATTTATTGTTCTATCAACTTCTGCATTCCAAAAATCTGTGCCTATGCCAAATGTAAATAAAGGTGTATTTGATGAGTTTGTGTTGGAAAAGGGTGTAACAAAATACCTACAAAATGAAGTGCATACATTCCTAAATCTTGATTCGACAATTGCACGTATGCGAGATGAAAACCTACCTATCACAGAAGATCTCCGATGGTTCTTTCTTGCAAACAGAGTATCATACATTAACCCATATTTTGACTATTTCAAAATTAAGGCGCCTGTTGAACCGGGATTTACATATAAAAACGGATGTTTAATAGAAATTTGTGATAGTTCAAAATATAAGCAAAGATATGATAATACCAGGCGGGGGAAAATACTTAAAGATACACCTTTTTATTCATATGCAATTGGAAATGATCCCTATGCTGACGAATCAAAGTTTATAGAAAACTTCTCTCTTGGTAATTGTGACTTTAAATTTTCAATAATGCTAAATGATATGATAGTCGGATGCTGGATGGATAGGTCGGATTATAAACTTGGTTTCGCAGATTCTTCACCTTCTACTAACAGAATATATGTAATACAACAAGAAGACCACAGCCCCAATACTCTATGGCTAAAAACATTTAAGAGGAACTCTGACATACAGCTCATGCTTACAGCTTATGCTTCTGGATTGATAAAATATAAAAATGTGAGAAGTATGCACATTATGAATGATATTTTTTCAATTATTGCTTGACAAATATTTTAATTGTGATATAATAATAATGTGAATTGTAGGTTCGAGAACGTACCACTTCCGGAAAAGGTATGCTTGATTGCTACCGGATGCACCGTCAACCCACCTATTGAATGCGTTCTCACTTCACTTCCTACTAATAAAGTTTCCTTGGCTCAAACCAATAAGTTTGGGTTTAGGGAAACTTTTTTTTTTTTTTTTA